TCTACAAGAACCCTGTCGAGGAAGTTCGATACCGCCTGACTATCCAGAAGGATGCGGAGACTCTCCCAGTCCGTGTGGGTGGCGAGGTGTATCACATGGTCATCAAAGACCCTGAGATCCTCGAAGAACTGCAGATGACGAGTGTCCTGTCGCAGTTCCCGGATACGATCAAGTCAATCCTTGGCGGCATGAATACGTTTGGCCGCACGCTATCCAAGCTGTGGACTGTGCTGTCGCCGCCGTTCGTGCTGATCAACGCATCTCGCGACATTCAGACATCGCTGATCAACACCGGCATCGACCAAGGGCTGTGGAGTTCCGCGAAGCTGTTGGCAACACTGCCGAAGGCTGCTTACACAGTGTGGCGTGCTGAGCGTAACAACGCTTGGACTGGCGACCTGAAACAGTACTACGACATGTATCGTGCTGATGGCGGCAAGACTGGTGCGCTTGATCTGAGGCAGATCGAAGACCGCCACAGTGATCTGATGTCCATGTATCGCAACGCACAGGCGTCGATAGGTAAGCCACTGACGTACCACCGCCTGACCATGCGGTATCTGAAGGGCGTAGAAAACTTCATGATGGACATCAACGGTGCCATCGAAGGCGCTGCTCGTGTTGCCGCATACAAGGTCGCAATGGAGAACGGTAAGTCGCGCATCCAAGCGACTAACATTGCGAAGGAAATCACGGTCAACTTCAACCGTCGCGGCAAGTGGACTCCGGTGCTGAGCGGAATGTACCTGTTCTTCAACCCTGCAGTTCAGGGTGCAAAGCGCACGGTGAGCGCTGTGTTCAGCAAGCGTGGCGCTGCTGTCGCAACTGGGCTTGCAACCCTTGGATACTTCATTGCAGAGATGGCGGCCTCCGCTGTCGGTGACGATGAGGAGCCGTACTGGGATAAGCCATCAATGCGCCAGACTAAGCTGAAGAACCTTGTGTTCTTCGGGCCGAATGGCGAGACCTACAATGTCCCGCTGCCGTATGGCTTTGGCTTCTTCGTGAACCTTGGCTATGCGCTTCGTGACCTGAAGAATGGCGCAGACCCGTTAAAGGTCGGTGCGTTTATGCGAGATTCCGCATCGCTTCATTTCTCGCCGCTTGGCTCGATGGACAACATGGCGACCTTCCTGTCTCCGACGCTCATCGATCCGGCGATGGTTCTCATCACTGGCGAGAAGGAGACTGGCCTGCCGCTTATGCCGGAAGACTTCACTGGAGTCACCCCGGACAGCGAGCGGTACTGGAACAACACTCGCGATACGATGTTCCAGAACGTAACTGCTGCTCTGTATGAGATGACCGGCGGTGGCGCTGGCGGAAAGATGGCTATCGACGTGTCGCCTGAGTCTGTCGAGTACATCACGTCGTTCCTGACAGGCGGTGCTGGTACGTTTGTGAAGGATGTCATCAAGACATTCGATGCGATGGCCAACACCGGCACTGCGTCGGCCACTGAGCAGAACCTGATCCCGATCTTGAAGGCCGTTCACAGGCAGCCCGACGGTCGGTATGACTCCAGCGCGTTCTACGAGAATGCCAAGGAGGCAAAGGAAGCCGCTCGTGACTTCAATGCGATCATGGAGTCAGAGACCGAAGTGTCCGAAGAGAAGCTTGCCTACGCAGACTCTGTTGCTGGCATGGCCGCACTATCGCGGTTTGCAGACAAGCAGAAGCGAGCCATCTCAAACCTGCGCCAGCAGGACTTGGACATCCAGCAGGATGAAACTTTAACTAGGGAAGAGAAATATGGACTTCGTAAAGAAATTGCTGAGCAGATTCGTCAAACCCAAGTTGAGTTCAACGTCGCCTTCTACGCCGAGCGTCGAGCCGCCGAAGCAGAAGAAGCAGAAGGTCAAGCTGAAGAATAAGCGCAAGTAATCAGAGGTAGTCGCGCCCTCCCCTCCTGCACCGCCAGTTGGGGGGAGGGACTTGCCTCCACATCTCGTGTCGCATGCGGTCTGTGTGTCGCTTCATCTTGATGTAGCCAAAGACAAGTGGCGGCAGAATGATTAGCGCCATGATTGCTATTGCCATTTGTTCCATCTGATTTCCATCTCCTGTATGACGGTTTCAAGGAACTCCACTTTCTTCTGAAGCTCCTCAATGACACGGGCCTGCTCTTCAATCGTTCTGCTAAGCTCCTCTCGCTTAGCATCAGACAGGGCACCGAAGTTTAGTTCGTCGGTCATCTGAATAAAAAGTTAAACAGCAGAACAACTGTTGTTGCAACGCCGACAACGTAGAAGAACACCGTTGAAAGCAGGAACACCGCAATGCCTGTGGCTATCCTTCTTTGTTCCCTGTAAACCCGATCCGGGTCACGGGACTGATCTCTATTCCTCTTCATGCCGCCTCCTCTGCGGTCAATGATGGCACCCCCTCCCATTTCTCGCGCACCCAATATCCGCTCGCGTTTACAACCATACCGCGAGCATCCATCTCTTCAACGGTAAGGCACCTGCGGGGGATCTTCTTGCGCACTCCATCTACCATCACATTCCCGATTCGATGTTCATCGAAAGCGCCGACACTGTTGAAGTAGTGTCCGCACCCGCTGCATCTGCACCGGCTCATCCCAACTGTTAGTTTCTCATTCATCCCAGTGAACCCTCCCGCCAAACCTGCGAGCGTCTGACTCTATACGCCTGCGGACATCGTCAATACTGTAGTACCCAGTCCACAGCCACCACCAAAACCTACTGACCTTCTGTGTAAAAGTCGAAAGATAAGTCACGGCTTTCCTCCTCGAAGTCGACGCGCTTTTCCAGCGCACGTCTTGAAAACAGTTTGCCGGTAAGGCTCTTCCTGCCGGAGCGGCTCATGCATCGCATGCGAATTTTCTCCGCATCGAGATCCAGCATGTCGCAGATCCAGCGCAGCGAACCAGCCTCTTGGGAGTCGCTGTTTATCCAACGCGCCGCCTGCGCACGCACGACCCTGTCTCCTCGAAGGTCAATATCGCAGATGGCTTGGCTGATAACACTAGCCCACAGCTGTCTTATACCCTGATCATTCACCGATCTTCTCCAGCGCATCTGCTGCGCGGTTGCAGTACCAAGCGGCCTTGCGAATGCTCTGCGAAAACTTGCCCTTCGTCGGCCTACTCACGTACTTCAGAACGTTTCCTACGCAGTGCGCGACTATGCCCGGTACTTTCTTAAAGTAGTCCTGAGCAAGTACCGCTTCTATGTAGTCGATGGTCTCGATGCCACCGGGCATCTGGTAATGCGGTGGCTTGTTAACCATGTCGGGGGGCGAGGCATGACTCTCGATCTTGGTTTGAAATCCGCCCTCCTGCTTCAGCCTATCCATGACGCTTCGGATTTCATCCTCGTTCCTACCAAGTTCATAAGACATACCCCGCCCCCTTACTTATCGAGCCTGCTTGATGCCGGCCTTCTCTGCCTTTTCAGAGATTTCCCCTGCAGCAAGCAGTCCGGCGTGAAGGATCTTGTAGGCCTCAACCATTGCGACCAGCAACACGCGAGACACCTGAGTTTCTGGGGAGAGATCTTCCTCCAGACGAACCTCTGCCTTCTTCTTCGCGCTCTTCGTCTTCTTTGTTTTTGACCGGGACATCATCGTTAACAATCTCCGTTGTTTGAAAACTAGTCATGCAGTTCATGCAGCGGCGTTTGCGAATCGTCATTGGGTGACCGCTGCCGCTGTAACTGATCCTCGTATCGAAGATCAACGTCTTCGAGTTGCAAGATGGACAGCGCATCAGTTACCTCAGAATGGAACGCTTTGCCAGACTGGGCACCCGTGAGAGACGCTGCAGTAATTGGCACAGCGCTTGTACTCACCGCGACGGTGAACCACTGAGTGTCCATTGCCTGCAGAATCTGCCGCAGAGTTCGCCTCCATCTCGCTGCTGAACAGCTTGACGGCTGACTTCCTGCCCTCCTTCATCAGCGCCCACACGTCACTCGTCTTCCACCGCTCCTCGTCGGTGCAAGGCTCAGGACGCGCAGCCTGATGCAGCCTAACCCGCTCGTTCAGGAAGTTGTCCTGCTCTTCCGCCGTCCACAGAGGGACAGGGATCACAGCAACCTGAGACTCCGGGTAGTCATCACCGGCAAGCGTCTTGCTCTGCACCCAGTCGCGGAAGATGGCAATGATCTGAATGCGGTTGACGTTGAACCTGACATCGCCGGTCTCCGCCATCTGTCGACGGCACAGCGCGGCCAGTAGATTCAACTGTTGTTCCCACTCAGGCTTGCCCTTGCGCGACCACACTGACGTGACCTTGAAGTCCATCAGTGTGCCGGCTTCGAGGACGTCCATCTGTCCGCTGACAGACCAGCCCTCAACAGTTGTGAACAGTCGAGTCTCGACAACTGCGTCTGTAGTTCCCTCCGGGTAGGCTCGCTCAAGCACCGTGTGTACGGACTGCCCAAGCAGAGACCAGATCCGATCGGCGACATCCTCCTGCGGCTC